CGGAACTCCGCCAGTCTGGCGACCAGGCACGGCTGGCACGGTCGCTCGCGCCCAAGCCGCCTCCGGCTTCTGTGGTGCTCACCACGCGTTACCCGCGGGCGCTCGCCCGGTGGGTGAAGGAGTTTGCAGGAGCCCGCGCGGAGCGGGTGAATGACTACGTGCTGCGTGCCGTGCGCGCGCAAGTGCGGCGGGATCTGGAGGAAATCGGTGTTAGTACTGAACAGGCAGATTCACTACGCGTCCCCGACGGACCGGACAGCGGAGAACCTGATCCGGCAACTACGGCAGACGGTGGGAAGGATACTGGCATACAGGCATAGCCTGAACGACATCGGCAGCTCGTGGGCGCCGTCCATCGCGAAGGCGGCACTGTTCCACCGGCCGGAGGAGCACACAATCATGTCCTCCGCCATCCTGAAGAACATGCCGGTCACGACGTGGGACCCCAACACACCACAATGGCTGGACTGGCTCCACGTGTGGGTGAACGGTCTGGACCATCGACACTACACGGGGCGGGAGGAAGTTGACGAGCTGGAGCGGCTGCTGAAGGGGATACTGGAGCTTTCGGCAGGCTGAGTACAGAACAGGGGTAGGGTTTTCCGTTATCCACCGGATGTGTAAAGGGATGGTCCCCAGCAAGGCCATCGTTGTCCAGTGGGCGACGGCCATCGGCGAGCCCGTCAACAAGTGGCTTGCGTTGGCCGGCTACGAGCCGCTGCCGGGAGAGGGGACCAATGACATCACGAGTGATCCTGAAGGCGCTGAGGAGGCTGGCGAACCGGCTCTACGCCTGCGCCACCCGGAGCCGCCCCCGGAAGTCCTCGAAGCTATCAACGAAGCCCCTACGCGAGAGGAGAAGGTTCGGCAGGCGGTAGCCTACCTACAACGCCCGGAACTGCGCCTGCGCTTCGGCAGCGACGGCGGCGCTTCGACGGAGCACCTGATTCAGATCGTCCGATAGAAAAACCGCAACGCAAAAAAGAAGCCCCGGATCACTCCGGGGCTCGCTTGACATGTGGGCCGCTGTTCTGCCGCTTTTCCCGCCACCAATACGGGGATCTGCACCGCGCACACCGCACAGGGGCAGGCAGCCGGGATAACCACTCATGACCGCAGCGTGTGCAGCGGTGCAGGTGCCGGTCACTCCTCAGAACCATGCAAACTCCCTTTCGGCTCGTGAGTGTCTCATGTTGGATCCTCCTCAGTTTGTTGCTCGGGCCATCCGGCCCCCGTGCCGGCCGGGCGGGTGGGGCCCGGCCGGGCGGGGGGCATGACGGCTATTTCCAGTTGCCGATTGTCTCCGCCAGCGCCAGGGCCCGGCGGTATTTCTCCTCGGTGTCATTCAGGCAGGCGAAGCAGACAGCTACAGAGGCGCCCTGCTTGCCATACTCCGCCGGGTGCAGCCAGTCCACGGCGTGATCTCCAAGGATGCCTCGCGGGTCATTATCCCCATCCTCAGCGCCGTACAGTCTGGTCCCGCACACAGGGCATTGCCCGTAGTAGCGGATTGTGCGGGTTGCGTTGCGCCAGTGGCAGTAGTACTGCTGCGGCGCGTTCTTCCTGAAGTCAATCGTTGCGGTCATTCCCGTATCCTCTCAGTTTGTGCCGGGTGTGCATTGCACGAAGGCATTAGCGCCGCCGACAATCTGTCCGTAGAGGCAGTCGCCCTCTGGAGAGGGCGTCCAATCCTCGGTCTGGTCATTCGGATCGAACGCTGAAATCGCCTCTTCGATGCTGTCAGCGTGTAAGGTCTTCTCGGCGAGCACCTTGCCCGGCCATGCTATCAGGGTGAACGTGTAAACCATTCCCGTATCCTCTCCCGTCGGACGGGGGAGTTGCCTCCCCCGTTTCGGCTGTCAGTTCGGCCATTGCGGGTCGATCTTCAGGATGTCCTGCACCGTGCGCACCAGATGCATCGCCGGGATGTCCTCCACATCCTCCCACCATCGGTCAACAGCAGGAACATTCTCCATTGCTGCGATGTAGCCGTTCCACCGCTCCACACCCTCAGCCGACAGTCCCAGCGAATCCCTCAACTCCTGCACTTCCTTGATTCGCTTTGCTTTCACGCTAGGGCACAGGTCCTTGACCGCCTGGCACAGCGGAGGCAACTCCTCTCCCCAAAATCTACTTGCAAAATCCGTCATCAGCGTGTCCTTTCTCCGGGCCGTCCGGCCCGCGTCAACCTACACCTATATTATACTCACGAAGTGAGCAGTGTCAAGGGGTTTTGGGAAAAAAGTTGGAAGTATTTTGCCTGTACACAGGGGTTCAAGCGTTATCTATATATGCGCGGCTGGTTTGCTCGCGCCATCTACCCTCCTTCTCCATCGCCCGGCGGCGCGAATGCGCCCTCCCCGAGAGTCCATGCCGGGCTTTCAGCTCTATGCTCACACCGAAACAGACTCGCTTCATCGACGAATACCTCATCGACCTGAACGGCACTCAGGCCGCGATACGTGCCGGCTACAGTCCGAAGGCGGCCGAAGTCCAGGCTTCAGTATTACTAAGGAATCCTAAGGTTCGCGAAGTCGTGGACAGGCGGATGGCGGACCTCCAGAGGCGTACGGGGATCACGCAGGAGGCTGTCTTGGGCATCCTATGGACCGAGGCGCAGGGTGGCGGGCCGGACACAACGTCGTCCGCTCGCGTCCGTGCGGCGGAGCTTCTCGGTAAGCACCAGGGAATGTTTGTTGATCGCGTGCAGCACGAGGGCAACGAGCGCAAGCCGATCCGCTTCATCGAAGTGCTGGGCTCCGAGCCTGAGCCTGCGGAACCGAATGCCGGCGAGTGACCTGGCCGAGCGCGTCGAGCGCAACGGAGAGGCCGGGCTGAGGCTGAGGCTGCATCCGGGACAGCAGCGGGCGTGGCGGTCGAAACGACGGTTCGTGCTCGTGCTGGCCGGCACGCAGGGAGGTAAGACGAGTTTTGGTCCGTACTGGTTGGCGCGGGAGATCCAGACGTGTGGTCCCGGCGACTACCTCGCCGTCACCGCGAGCTACGACCTGCTCCAGCTCAAGATGTTGCCGGCGCTCCGGGAGCACTTCTGCGGGGACCTCGGATGGAAATACCTGGCCGGCGACCGGGTGTTGGCTTCCCCCGAGGGTGACACGCGCATCATTATGCGCTCCGCTGAGGCTGAGGGGGGTCTGGAGAGCGCTACGGCTCGCGCGGCGTGGCTGGACGAGTGCGGGCAGCCCCGCTTCGCGGTGACCGCGTGGGAGGCCGTCCTGCGCCGTTTGAGCATTCATCAGGGGCGGGCGCTGCTGACCACAACGCCCTACCAATGGAACTGGCTCAAGGCTCAGCACGACCGAGCGGTCGCCGACCCCGCGTGGGAGATCGTGCGGTTCCGCTCCGTGGACAACCCGGCGTTCCCCGCGGAGGAATATCAGCGGGCGCGGCGTACGATGCCCGATTGGCGCTTCGGGATGTTCTACGATGCCGAGTTCACGCGCCCTGCCGGCCGCATCTACGACACGTTCGACGATGCTGTCCACGTGGTCGATCCGTTCACCGTCCCGAAGGAGTGGGCGAGGATTGTCGGGGTTGACCCCGGCACGTCCCACGCAGCCTACGTGTGGCTCGCGCAGCACCCGGACACGGGCGTGTACTACGCGTTCCGGGAATACCTGGGCGGCGGGCACAACGCGGAGGATCTGGCGGCCCGCCTGCTGGAATACGCGGAGCCTGTCCGGGAGTGGTGGGGAGGAGCGCGGTCGGAACAGGACTACCGCAACCGCTTCGCCCTGGCCGGCGTGCCGCTGGCCCTGCCGGTCATCAGCGAGGTCGAGGCCGGCATCGACCGAGTTCACGCCCTGTTCACGGCCGGCCGCTTGCGCGTGTTCCGCACGCTGCACGGCCTGATCGGTCAGGTTATCAGCTACTCGCGCGAGTTGGACGATGCCGGCGAGCCGCTGGACAAGATCGAGCACAAGGAGCGCTACCACCTGTGTGACGCGCTCCGGTATGCGTGCTGCTCCGCACCTATAGATTTTGATGCGCCGAAGGAGGCGCAACCCCCGCCCGACGAGCCGCGGCAACGGATTGTGTGGGATTGGGAGCATCGGGAGCCTGACGCGGCGCCCGATTACGTGACCGACTACCTGTAACCCCTTGGAACTACTCCTGCTTGTGTGCTGCCTGGTAATCGTCGTTGTGCAGGCCGCGCAGCTTCGCGCCTTGAGCTCCACGCTCGACCCGCTCCGGCGCATCAGCGACGTGCTGGACAGCCTGCCTCCCGACCCTGCGGAGGAGGATGAGCCTGCACAGGAGGAAGTCTCCTTCCGCTCCGTCCTGCTCCCGCCGCCGGAGGATGACCAGGACGACCCGATGATCGTCCGCTCGCACGCTGCCAGCTTCGCCGAGCAGGAGTTGGGAGGCCGGCTGAGGTCCACGCTATGAGATTCGTCAGCCCGTTCGATGTCCCCAAGCAGGGTGGGTCCAAAGCGCTGCTCGACAAGCTGGAGAGTTGCATGCGCTGGGGGCTCGCGGCACGTGAGCCGTATGAGCTGCGCGCGTTGCAGAGCTTCTTCTTTTGGGCCGGCGACCACTGGTCCTCGGTGGACAGCGACATCACCCGGCGCATCGGCCGGAAGATCGAACGTCCGCCCTACTGCGAGTCCAAGGTCACGGACAACCAACTCCCCATTTACGTCCGGCAGGTCATAGCCATCTGCACGGACGCCCTGAGCGACTACGAGGCGATCCCCGCGACCAAGGACGAGCAGGACCAGGGCGCCGCTGACCTGGCCACCAGATTCTTGCGGATGAGAGCCCGCGTGGACGACGAGGAGCAGTTGCGCGAGGATGAGCTGCTGTGGCTGTTCGGCAGCGGCGAAGTGCTGCGCCGGACGTGGTACAACCCGCGCAAGCGCTCACACGACGGCGCGATGGGCGACATCGACACCGAAGTCGTCAACCTGTTTCGCTACGCGAAATGCCCCGAGGATTCCGTCTGGCCGCCCCGCTGGCTGATCGAGATGGACGCGCGGCACGTCGATTGGGTCAGGAGCAACTACGGCACCACGGTCGAGCCGGAGGACTTGGCCGACGTGATGACCAACATTGACGCGCTCTCGCAGAACATCGTGAGCCAGAGGCGCCCGTCCCGCGAGGAGCGCGGCAGCAGCATCATCCTCAAGCGCCTGTACAGCCCGCCCTGTGAGAAGTATCCCGATGGTCACGTGTGGGTGTGGGGCGGCGGCAAAGTCCTCAAGCACCACGACCTTCAGATCCCCGGCGTGTTTCCGTTCTCCCGTGCCTACTGGTATCAGGTCCCCGGCCGGCTGTATCCCCTGTCCTATCTCGAACCGCTCCTGAGCGACCAGCGGCAGCTTGATGTGCTGCTTTCGCAGTTGCAGGAAGTCAAGAACCGGCAACTCCGCGGCGACGTGATCACCCGCGGAGCCTCCGGGCAGGTGACGACGCGCGTGCTGGACGCCAAGACGGGGCAGAGGGAGATTCGACTGGGTGCCGGCGTCGACCAGTTTGAGTTCCTGACGTACGACCTGAACATCCAGACCGCCCAGGCCGACTACGAGCGCCTGCTGCGGAACCTCCACGATAAGGCGGGCCTGAGCCAGCCTACGCTGGGGCAGGTGACGGCGCGCAAGACCACGGCGACGGAGCTGCAACTTCTCCGCGAGGCCGGCTTCCAGAACATCAGCTACCACCTCCGGAACTTCGACCGGCATCAGTGCCGCGTCAGCAAACACAAGATCCTCACCGCACAGTCCTTTTTCCAGGCTGCCCGCCTGCTCGTCGAGCACGGGACGGCGAGCCAGTGGGGTCTGGGTTACTTCTTCGGCGCGGACCTGAACGGTTTCCACGACGTTGTGAGCGTCCCGACCCCCCGGATGACGCCGGCAATGAAGCGCCAGGCGTTGCAGGAGGCGGCAGAGCGCGGGCTGTTCGGGCCGTGGCTTGGCCCGGACGGGCTCCCCGACCCGAGGATTGAGTACGCGGCACGCACGCAACTTCGGATGATGGGGCTCTCGGAGGAGGAGGAGCGCCTGGGGCAGACGTTCCTGACCTACGAGGAACTGGAGAAGCTGGTGGGGCAGGTGCATCGGATGGGGACCGAGGCGTGGCTGCAACGTGCGGCGGCTGCCGTAGGGATGCTGCCGCCAGGTGCGGCCGGTCCGATGCAGATGGCTCCCGGGATGCTGCCGCCAGGTGCGGCCGGTCCGATGCAGATGGCTCCCGGGATGCTGCCTCCAGAGGCGATGGGCGCCGGCCCGGGCGTCCCACCGGAGGCGCTGGCGGCGCAGGAAGCGCCGGCTGAGACGCCCACGGACTTCATCATCCAGCAGTAACAGAAACGGCTGGCCGGAGCTGCTAATTCTCCGGCCAGCCTGGACACGCTAGACAGAAGCGGCCTTTGCATTATACCACACCAGTTTCCCGGCGCAAGTCCGGGTACTTCGCCCGCGGGAGCGACATCCCGCACGAAAGCCTCTCGGCGTAGCCGGGGGGCTTTTCTCGTGGGAGGACCACAATGCCCGATTCAGACGGGTTCACCGCAAGCGCCGACGCGACAGACGGCGCAACCGATCAGGACGAAACTCCTGAATCGCTGGAACCGAGCGATACCGAGGTTCAAGACACTCCCGAGCCGGCTGAGTCCGAGCCGGAGAGTGAACCGCAGCAGGGGAGCGAAGACGCTCCTGCCGAGTCTGAGAATGCAGCAGAGGACGACGACGGCACCGCCCTCGTCGAGAGCCTGAAGCAATCGCTCCGGGCGACCACTGCGGAGCGCAACCGACTGCGCGATGAAGCGCGCGGACTGCGCGAGCAGTTGCAGCAGCCTCAGCCGCCAGAGCCGATCCCACCCCAGCCACAGGTTGACGGCAGCGAGCCACCGCAGAGCACGGACGCGTATGGCCGCTACCAGAGAATCAGCCGCCTGGCCGACCCCGAACTGGCCGGCCTGCTCTACGACAAGACGGACGATACCGTGTGCATCGGCGACGACCCGGAGAACTTCAACAACTGGGTCACCCCCGACATCGCCCGAGCCGTCGTCGGCTACCGCAGAATGGCGGAGCAGCAGCAGCAGCTCCAGCAGCAGCGCGTGGCCCAGGAGCAAGTTCAAGCACTGCGCGAGGTTTCGACTCGGTATGAGACGACCGCGCAGCAGCTCCGCGAGAGACTGATCCCCAACGTGCAGACCGACGCCGCAAAGGGCGTCCTGGACCAGATGATCATTGCCGAGACGGCGCGCCGGATGGGCGTGGCCGGCATCACGGAAGGAGACATCGCCAGGATGGACACGGCGGCGCTGGAGAAGGCGTCCGAGATACTTCACGAAGTCGTCAAAGACGCCCGCTCGCTCGTTGTGGAGTTGTCCCGTGCGGAGCTGACCGCACGCGAAAGAGCCGCCGAGAGAGAGCCTGTGCCGGCTACTGGCGGAAGCGCTGCAACGCCCATCGAAAAGGACCCTGCGGACCTCTCACAGTCAGAGCAGAGGAACTACATCGTGGACGCGTTCCGGCGATTCAAGCGCGGCAGCTAGCCTCTGACGCTCCCCCTCGGCGTGAGGAGCACGCAAGTGTCCTACAAAGGGGACGTTATCAGCGACATCAACGATTTCCTTCGGAATCGTTACGATATGGGGCTCATCCAGAAGTACCGGATGTATCGGAATCCAGTTCTGGAGCGGGTCCGCAAGGTGTCGGACAAGGAATCCATGTTCGCGTTTGCCACCGGCAAGGGGCATACGCTGACGATGCAGACCGGCGCACCGATGAACGCCGGAGGCCGTGCTGAGACGGGCGATTTCCCGTATCCGGGGAAGACCACGTTCAAGCAGCTCACGGTCAAGGAGATCCAGTACGCCGCCTCCGCGGGCATCACCAAGGAGGAGCAGGAGGAGGCGCGAGCCTCCGAGGCTGCCGTTGCGAATCTCATTGACATCAAACTCAGTGACCTGCGCAACGACATCAAGTACCGCCTGCATGCCGGCGTGCGCGGGGACGGCACCGGCCGTCTGGCAAGGGTCGCGAGCTACTCGACCGTTTCGGGGAAGGTCGTGACCGTGGACAACACGGCTCAGGACTTCGGCTGGGCCGGCACGGAGATGATCCTTGTCGGCATGCCCATTGACATCCTGTCTCCGGGCGACACTACCACGAAGTGGCAGGTTCGGGTCAGGAATGCTATTGTCACGGCACTGACAGCGACGACCATCACCATCGACACGGCCGGGCCGAACTCCTCGGACGTGGACAGCGCCCATATCGCCGACGGCGACATGGTGTTCCTGGCCGGCTCCACGAACGTGGCGGACGATACTGCGATTGACTGGAACACCGGGTTTCAGGAGATCCGCGGCTTGTTCGGGCTG